AAGGAGGCTGCAATCAAACCAGAAGCGTTGTTCGGAAAGCGACGGCAGAAGCCATCACGCAGTGTCGTGTTGGTGCGTAGCAAGTATGGAGATGTGGATGGTACGATTGTTGCAGACAAACAGGGCAAACTTTATTGCATTTGTGTTGATCACGTCTTTACTGATGATGATAATGAAAACAGATGTGAGGAGTTTAAAATGTTTTTACCAAATGGACAGAAGATTATGGATATGGGATCATTTTCTGATTGTAAGGCAGAGAAGATTGCTGATGATCTTGTAAGAATACCCATTCCCCAAAATTTTGTTGTGAAATTGGATGAGCAGAAGAAGCCCGTGTTTGATCAGGTGACAAAGTTTATTCAGCCGGTGCCGATGCGCCGTCCGGATTCAAACTCGGAGGAAGTGTACAACCATGCCATTGTTCCCGGGGAGAAGGAAGTATCTCTGGCTCAAGGGCGCGCTTATGATCGATTTCATTCGTGCCCTACAGTGGAAGGATGTTGTTCTTCACCTCTGATATCTGCAAAGGATGATAAGTGTATTGGCTTCCATCAGGGAGCATTACCGCAGGAAAAACTTAATGTTTTTATCCCGGTAACTACTGACATCCTGCGAAAATTTGATTTAAACTAGAAGGGCCCGCACATGTTGACCTCACTCCATTGGAGCGCATGTGCGACCAGTATTGGCAACTGTTATTATCAGATTACTATGCTGGACGAGAGCCCTCACCTTCAGGTCATCCCCAGGAGAAATTTGCACCGCACATGAAATTCATGGGCCGCGTGTTGCGATTTACTCCAATGAAGGACACCGCCAGAAGGGATCAATATTTTCACGAATTCGTAAGGAGTGGTGCGATAAATTATACCGAGAAATATCGGATGGCCACCCCAAATCGAGATGCGATGACGCAGAGTATTTCAAAATACAATCGACCGCAACCCACTGAATTAAATGAAAAGGCATGGGAGATTGCAGTTGATTGGTGTTTTAAACACTTTTCTCCGCATATGGGACAATCACGAGTGATTGATCATGATAAAGCGCGAAGGGATTTAGACCGTACGACAAGTCCAGGTTACCCCTGGTCGCGTTTTTGGCAGAACAAAGGACAATTTCTTGATTCTGAAGAAGCCCCGAAAGTGGAAAAACAGTTTTGGGATAGTTTAATCACAAACGATCCAAATAAAGCATTTTGGACAGCTTCTTTGAAACGAGAATTGCGGCCTATGGAAAAACTGAAGGAGAATAAAATTCGTACTTTTACTGCTTCAGCCACAGAGCTTTCTGTTGCAACGACTCGTTTATGTTGGGATGCAAACCAGCGTTTTTATGAGTCAAACAACAAAACGTGGGGTTTTGTTGGCGGTTCGAAATTTTACCAAGGTTTTGACCGTTTATATCGACGACTGAATAAACACCCAAATGCTTTTGAATTAGATGAAACAGCTTATGATTCATCTTTGTTCGTTAAGGCTATGGAATCAGTTCGTGATTTGCGTTGGCGTTTGTATCATGATGTTGAGCGAACACCAGATAATAAGAAGAGGTTGTGGGAAGTTTACAGCCAGATTATTAATTCTGTTATCGTACTGGACAATGGGGAAGTGTTTCAGAAAAACACAGGAAACCCATCCGGGAGCGCGAACACAATTGTCGATAATACATTAATCTTATTCATGTTGTTAGCGTACGCATGGATTATGATAATGTTGGAGAAACCAGAAACGGAAAAATATGCCACCTATGAGCACTTCATGGAGTTAGTGGAGGCAGCTTTAAATGGTGATGATAATACTTTTACCGTTGCTGAGGAAGTGGTTGCAGTGTTTAATGCCACCTCAGTCTCACGAGTCTGGACACTCCTTGGTGTTGTCACCAAAAGTCCAAATTACAATCCAAGGAAATTATCAGATGTGGAATTTCTGAGTCATGGGTTTATCAGAATGCACAACATGTGGCTTCCCATATGTGAGCGCGACAAAGCGTTGTGTTCACTAATGTGGGGATCTGAGGTTGATGATGTTCGTTTTACCCTTTTGCGTGCATACGCACTCCGGATTGAAACTTGGCCTGATGAGCAAGCTCGTAAGGACATTATGATGTTTATTGATTGGTTAAGGTCAGAATTTAAACATGAATTGAAAGGAACAATTCCTGACACAGACTTAACAATGTTACGCATTCATAGTGTTTTTAAGACAGATGGGGAGTTGAAGAGACTCTACTGCTTGCCACCAGTGCTTGAAGGATGTTATGTGAAGAAACCCTCAATGGACTGCTTGGATTCCAAGCACAGTGCAATACTGTATTCACATTGGATTGATCATATTTGCAGTCAGATGCGAAATGACAATCGGTTTGCCGCACTCAATGATGATGAAGAAGAAATCATTGGAGTTTCCCATGTCGAGCGACACAGAAATGTACATGCCGACTCAATGCCGAAAGGCAAAGGGAACAAAAAGAAGGGCGGCACCCCTTCAAAGCAAGAAATGAAACGAAGAGAAGCGCAGTCGAAGCGTGATAAAGCCACACATGAAAAGAAGCAAAGTGTGACACATCACAAAGCAAAGGCTCCTAAAGAAAGAGGGGAACCTTTGGCGCGTTCTTCAACCCTACGTAACACGTCACCGACCCAAATGCCGTTGAAGAGACGGGAATTTTTGGGAACATACACGTCAGGAATGAATAACAATGCATTTGATTTGATGGATTCATTTGCGTTGAATCCTGGCTTGCAAAAGACGTTGCCGTGGGGGTTTGCGATCGCCAATCAGTTTGAGAAGTGGTTGATGCGTCGCATGAAATATGTTTGGGAACCACGTTGTCCAGATACAACGGTGGGAAGCGTGTTGATGGTATGTGATTATGATTCACGTGATACTGCGTACTCAACGTACACTCAGGCAGCGAATGCTGCAGGCAGTATTGAGAAAAATCCATACAAACGCATTGATTTGAATATCAATCCCAAAATGACACAAACAATTAATAAAATGATGGTGCGTGCTGCTGGACAGCCATCAAATACTGACATTCGTATGTATGATGCTGGAGTGATGTATTTGTTTTTCTTAAATGAAAGCTCATCGACACCAATTGTTGGTGATTTGTTTGTGGAGTATGAATTAGAGTTGTACCAACCCGTTGGTGCGCAAAACTCGACACCATCACTGGTGTGTTGGGACCATTCTGAATTTAAATATAATGGTTCCTTCTGTGTTCCCCAAACACAGTTTGGAAATGGAGCATTTAGACCAACAGTGGTGAATCAGAGTTCATCTTCCACTGCGGTGGTGTGGTCATTATCAGCGGGCGTTGAAAACCAAGGACAATACATGATTGTGTTGGCCACTATTGGGTTTACAACCACTGGTTTAACAAATCCAAATGTTGTGTCCTCTTCTGGGATCTCCAATATACAGGCTTTTGGGGCACCCGGATCCACCGCAGCATACGTGCGCGGTGTTACCAATGGTGGAGGATTTACTGTTGGTGGTGTTATGGTTTACACGTTTAACGTGACTGGACCGGGCATTGCGTCGATAACACTGGACACAGGGTGCGGAACAAATGGTGATCACGTGGATGTTATCACAACATTTATGGGTTATCCTGTTGGTGGTGGGGTGAGATTTGGAAAATATGCCCCCCCCAAAAATGTGTCACCAAACGCACCTGATCAGAAAACGATTGATCGTAAGGAGGTTATTGATCGTTTTGCTGACAAACTCGTCGCGCATTTACTCACCGACGAGAAAGCGTGGCTGAAAGTTTCGGAGCCAACGACTCCGGATACCAAAGCCGCGGCAGATAGTGGGCCACTTACTGCGCTGACAAAGCCGCAGCATTTGGCAACCATTTCTCTGCCCCCTCCTATGGGAACTGCCGATGTAAAGACAGAAGTACCAGGGAAGGGCAAGTCGAAGAAATAGTTGTTTTTGCTATTTCCTCGCCAACGCTATGAACTTTCAAATTGCAACGTTCACGGCAGTGTATCTACGGCCCATAGGGTATGCCAACCCTTGGGGGCAACTCACAGGTCCGGTGCGCCGGGAAGCTTGTGAGTTTTGCTTGGGAGCGTTTAGTGCGCTGTGGGAACAGTGCGCGAAAACCCGCGAAAACTGCCATATCAACTTAGTATTGGTATGCTCCGTGAGGATTACTGGTGAACAATCGCTGGAAGCCTGCGTTGAAGTTGGCATTGTTTGAGACGTGAAAAGATGATTCAAACATACTTGGGAAGGCAATGGCGTCTTTCTGGGCGTGCTTGCATCGCTACGAAAACAAAATACAAATTGTT